AAAGTAAAAAATCCTGTATTAGGGCTTGAATTTCCCTGATTGTCATTTTGATAAACAAAACTAAAAGAATTCCCCGGAAGAGGCGACACTTCTTCTATAGAGCTTCCGCCAGAAATAGTAGAAGATACTATTTCAAATCCCATAGGTGTGCCACTAATAGTTTTTGAAAATCTAAAAGTCGGCACATCTGTATTTGTGCTGTTAATTCGATACTGTTCTGTTAAAATTCCGTTTATAGTCTGCCTATCATAGGGAGAACCAAAAGAAAAATTTGATGACATTACTGAGTTAATAATGTCTATAAACTGTTCATACCAATTTGAGTTGGTAGCGTCATTCCAAATAACTGTGGTATTGGCTAAATTTATTCCTGTACTATCTACAACTGTATCTGTAGTAGAAATTGCTGTAATTTTTAATAGTCCTGATGCGGGAATATTTCTGGAGGGTGTGTAACTAATTAATTGTGCTAAACGTAAAATGCTATCCCTGCGAGAAGCAGTTTCTAAAAAGTTTTCGCGAGCATTTAAATCAATACGAAAACTTAAATTTTGCCCTAAATAGGCAATTAAATCAACAAGGGCAATAAATTCACTACTATCAGTATAATCATTAAAATCTTCAGGGAAATTTTCCTGAAGATATTGTATCATTATACGACGGAGAGTATCAAAATCGTAACTTTGAAATTCTGCATTGGGAAAAGATTGGTATATTTTAGTCCAATCTTCTGTAGTAAGTATTGTTGAGTTTGTTGATGGTATGGTCATAATGTTGGTTTATAACATATTTATTTTAAAAATAAACATAGTATATTATTGTACTAATCCTAAATTTTGATCAAAGGTTAAAGTCATATTGGCCGACTGATCTGTTCCGTTAAGTACCAAAGTTAGCTCAAGAATATATCCTTGCGGATATTCTGTCATATCAATTTGCGTTGGAGTTACTCTGGGATCAGAATTACAGACATTGGTTACATCGGCTAATACTGCATCTCTTGTTTCGTCAGTAGCGGGTTCCATAAGCAGATCCCAAATACTGCTACCAAAAATAGGATTCATGACCCTACTGCCTTTTTTAGTGTTAAATTGATTAATAATATCCTGTTTAATTAGGGCAAGATCGTAGAGTTTAGACCCTGTATTGGTGTTATCTACTGTACTAAACCCCACATAAAAATGAGAGTTTTTAGGAGCCTGTTGATAAACAGGGGTATTATTAGTAATGTTAATTGATTTATAAGGCATAATAATATTTATCGAGAGGTAAATTGTTAAAATTTACATGACCTGTGATAATGGTCCTCCTGGCAACTTTACATCTGTATTAATAGAATTAAATTGCGTAGAGCTGTTGTTTTCATGCTGATCATAGGGTTCGTAGGTAGGAACTCTACTCATTATACTGACAATATTAGATGTTTTATAATAGTTTTCTATCCAATCAGTAGATGGATCTCTGTTGGGCAATTGCCAGCGAGGCAATATGTCAACTGATGACGGTAATTCAATAACAGAAATAGTGGGCGGTGTTGCAGGAATACCGTTCTGTTGTATTGTATTAGCTGATATATAAACTGTTCCCGATGTCATATCTCCAGAAATATTGAAATCTAATTTAGCACCTTGATAAACAGATCCCGTTGTTGCTTCTATATTAATATCTCCGCCAGCAATATTCATTGACGACGATGTAGAAGTGGATTGTATATTAAAATCCAACAAAGAGGACATATTAGCAGATGCCATAGTGTTTAGATCTAAATTATCGGTAGATTCTATGTTTAATTTTCCTTGAGTTTGAATAAACATATCGTCATTAGAAATAACAGCCAATGTTGAAGAACTTTCTATTTGCACTCCTTTTGCAGAAACCATGTTTAAATTTCTCATAGCTTCAATGTTTACATCTCTATCTGCCCGTATATTAATGTCGTTTTCGCTATGTATAGAAACAGAATCAGCAGCGTAGATATCGATTTTTCCTGAACTGGTCATTTCTAACCAAGCAGTTCCGTTGGCATTTGCTATATAGATTAAATCTTGACTATTGTGTAATAATATTTGATGACCGGTTCTTGTTCTAATTCTTACCAATTCGTTTTGACCGTTAATGTCACCATCGTCCATCACAAAAGTAGATCCGCCCAGCCTACTAACAAAGGCCTGGGTATTCCCCTCAAACCCAATTTTTCCTTTTTTTGCACCATTACTGGTATCTAATGGTCCAGGTGTGCTGATTCCAAAAACACTACTGGGCAATTCTCTTCTGGCAGAACTGGATGTAGGACCTCTTGCAGTATCTAATAATAAACCCTGGTTTAATAATCTATTTGCAAAAGGATGAATTGCTCTGGGAATTTTATCTATTGCCGGACCAGAATTAAGTAATTGACTTTTTTTATGTATCTCTGCTACAGGAAGATATGTGGTTCCATATTTTTGAATTTGATCTGCAGTCATCGAAGATATCTCTGATGCTGCTATTCCTGGAACCATGTTATTTTGAAAAATATCCGGAACGCATCCGATCCAATATCCTTGGTTAGCATCCCCTTCAATAAAAATAACTAATACTGTAGTCCCGACATCAGGGGGAACCATCCACATACCGTAACTTTTTTGTACATCATTAAAATCGTTACTATTATTTCCCTCATACCGAATTGAAGTCACTCCATAAAAGGGACTAAGGTATTTTACAGAATATGTTCTTTCTTGAATATCATAATTTGGGCTAAGTCCTTTAGTTACCAGAACTTCTAATCCTCCCATATAAGTGCCGTCAAGATGATTTACAACCTCGGCAAGATATGGCCCAGAATGGAGTAACGGTGCTTTTCCTCTAAATAACGACTCGCCCATAATCTATCCTATTTAATTATCCCGAAGCACTACTGCTGCTTATACCAAAATATGCACTAACAGGCACACCACTGGCAGCTGATGCGTCTCTTATTTTTTGAATTTCTTCCCAGGTATAAAATTTCCCGTTAATTGTTTTTCCGTCTGCTACAGCAGTAGCAGGCGCAACTGGAGGTAAATTATTAATTTTATCAACTGGAGGGATTAATACTCCCTGATTTTCTAAAGCAGATAAGTTTATATTACTATTAATTTTTTTAACTGCGGCTATCAGTGATAATATATTTTGAGGATTTAGATTTTTTAATTGACTAACAGACAATCCAAATTGAGATCCGGCGTTAGCTACGGAACTACTTACGCCTTGTATCTTTGCTGTTATTTGATTGGCACTATTGACCACATTTGATACTTGAGATTGTAGATTTGATACTGCAGAAGTTATTCCTGAAATTGCCCCAACTATTTTTGCTTTTGCTGCGGATATAGAGTTAGTAATTTGAGATACTCCAGAAATTACATCTGCTAAACTGGTAGATCTTTTATCTAAAGGAATAGCAGTACTGGCATCTTTAACTATTTGGTCTGTAGCTTTCGGTGAGGTCAAAAATTGAGAACCCGGATCATCGGGTGTTTGTTTTGGGCTATCAGGTAGCCCGACTAATCTTCCAATACTTAAAACCTGTTTAAACATTCCGTCTTTAAATATAGACCTAACAGTATTAACCCTGTAATATCCCTGAAACGCTACTTTTCTCGTATTAAACTGTACAGTACCTCCAGCAGAAAGAGGATTTATATCTAAAGGATTTTGAAAGTTTATGCTTATAATTAATTGACCATATTGATGATTTGCTTCACCATTATCGAGTATTGCAACATTATCTCCAGGTTTATGTTTGATATTTCCAATACCACCAGTTACTACATAATAAGGATCTCCGATAATTTCTAAATCTCCAGTCAGCAAAGCAAATCTCGAATCTTTCAATAAAGAACGAAATGCGTTTCTGGCCTGTAGTTTATAAACATCGGTATTATTTGGGCCTGAATTAGGTTCGTTATTAACAACCACACCAGACACTTTATCTGTCGCAAATATCATAGGTTGGCCATTGAGAGAATTGATAACCTGCGTTCCTTTTATTGGATTTCTTTTTACATCTATTCTGTTATCCGGAGCAGCTCCTTTGGATGCAGGAATATTATTAGAATTTCCATTTCCGGGTATCATTGACGTATAGAATAAGCTATCAAAATTTATTTTGAAACTTGTAATATCTATATTTTTTCCTGTGTAGATATAATTGTATTCTCGGTTTACCAACCGAGCTACTTTGTTGGGATCTACAATCTGTGTAGAATATTCCGGGAGTTGAGTATAATGAACTTTCCAGGGGTTTACGGTATAGGTAATTTCTTTTCTAACAGAGTTAGTATAAGGATCGTTTTCCAGATATTTTACATTAATATTGATCAACCAAAAATCAAACATATCGTTGCTATCTATTACTTTTTTAGAATCTGTGGCCATATCCTTCATTTTATTTGCAAGATATTGACTATCTCTTATTATAGAAGAAATAATTGCATGAATATTCGCGCCATTTTGAAATTGAACCGCTGTTTTACCGGGCTCGATTTTTATCGATTGTAAAACTTCTCCCTGTTCAGTTGTGCTGGTTGTAATACCTTTTACCGCATGGTAAGCATTAACTTTATTTGTAACCGCAGGATCGTCAAAGGAATAAAGCCCATCATCTTTTAAAAATTCATTTATTATAGCTTTATCTATCGGACTTTTATCTGTTACATTTCCTTCATCATCAAGAAACTCTATTTTATAGGTATTACTTGGAAATTTTCCTTTTTTTCCAGAGCTATCTTCTATTTCTTGAAATGTCGTCGCCGAAGACATTAAATTTCTTAAAAGCTCTCCAACAGTTTTTCCTTTTACTTTTACAGGATGCTTTAATTGATCATACGCGTCGCCGAGCATAGATTGGTTAGGAGGAACACAAGTACATTTATACCTGGTTCCATCTTGACCGACATCTACAGTTATTTTTGAAAAAATAATAGGTATATATCTGGTTCCTTTATCAATTTCCGTTTCTGGTTCAGAGATATCAACAGAATCTTTATATCCAGAAAATTGTAATTTTAATAGATATACACAAGCCATATGGCTAAGCCACCCGGATGCAATGGCCGAAGCCTGTAATGATTCTATAAATCCACTAACACTAAGAGGTTCAAACACATCAAAAGATACTCCTAACACTTGTGTAGTATTACTTCCTTCAGAAAAGGTCATAGCGGTTTTTATTTCAACATTATCTATATACATGTCAAATCTTCCATGACTATTTGTATTAAATTCATTGATCATATCAGTAATAGATGATTGATCGGAAGATATGTTAGAAGATTTAATAGCATCAACTGTTGAGTTGGTTCCATTGCCCGTAGCTCCTCCCCCCGCGGCTGCTTGAACGGTATTATTTAAATTAGCGGTGACGCCGGCTCCTAAATTATTTGGAAACGCATTATTTCCTTTTCCTCCAGATTTTGCCATTATAAATTTTGGGGTATAATTGGCGGAGAGAAAAGAAGTGGAGGGATCATTGATTGCATCTTTATCCAATACTGATAAAGTAAAATTATATGTATAAGACCTATATCGATTTAAAATATTAGATTGGGGGGTTGTGCCAGTGGCAATTGCTGTCGCCGGGGTTTGTCTATCGGTAGATGCCTGCGGCGATTTTTTTTCTATATTAGGATCACTTGATTCAACTGGCATACTATATTCCTAATGATTGTTTTAAAGTACTTAATTTAGGAAGAAAAATAGCAGTACCTGCTGTAAAATCAAATATTGGGTCTTTTATAACAGTGGGATTACGGACAGAGAAAACCCACCATAATGTAGGAAGTTGATATAATCGATAAGATAATAAATCAGGACGATATTCATATGCTTGTTCTATTACATATTGAATATCATCATTTTGAAATGGAATACTTCTATAATTTAACACAGACAAATAACCATTAGTCGACGTAGTAGTATAATATGGACTGGTTACTGCATATTTGGCCATTATAGATATACTCCAGTATAATTATTAAGCCACCCTGTGACTGATGCATTTAACATTTCCTGCCTGCTGTACATTGGATTACAGGTAATTTGTATATTTGAGGCTATAGGAACCGAAATTTGATCAACATAGATATTAGATATATTAGAATTTTTTCCTAAAGTGTAATAATCAACATCGTTTGGTAAATCTATTCTAAAAGAGGAAATTGCTACCGGAACATTTTCCAACATAAAATTTCCATAGGAAAATAAACGACAGACCGGAGGCGGGCTTCCTGAACCGCTATCACCTCCCCATCTCATTTTGGTTAGTGCTTTTAATAAATGAACCGTGGAAACATAAACTACTGCATCCTGCTCATTTTGGACCGTAAATCTTCCACTGATGCTTATCGCACCCACAGAACTATGTTGATAAAAATATTGTGTATAATTACTATGAGTAGGATTAACCGTAGCATAATCTGCCTTAACATCATAGGAAATGGTAGGAGTATATGGAAATATAATACCCCCTTTCAATGGAGCAATTGGCGGTGTCGTATCATTAGGTCCGCAAGTTCCTGCCGTGGTGCCCCCATTTGAAGCAGATCCCGCCGATGGTAAACCGCCTTTAACATTTTTCAAAATTTTATTATAACCCCCTTGAGTATACTGTGTTAGATATGATTGGGGAACTATAATTCTGGTACGAAGTTCCGGTTTTTTTATTGTAGACTGTAGACCAATTATTGTTGGCTTGGTTTTGACAACTGCGTATGGTTGAGCACCGGGTGGTACCGGAGAACCGTTAAGACTCACAACTGATGTAAAATCTTGTCCTCCAATATTATTTGTCCAACCGACAGTACCTATTGAATTGTTTTGGTTTTGTAACGCATTTAAGAGACTAGGTGGTTGTATTTCAAACGCCATAAACTACTCCTTATATGCTATTTAACCAATAAATAATCTGCTAAGATAACTGTGGTTGACACGCAACAAATTTGTGCTATAATTGTCCAAAGGGGATAATAATAATAAGATGACAAATGGAATAACTACAAGAAAAGTAAAATACCTAAACAACAGAGATTTATTAGCAGAAATACACAAAAGTAAATGTTCATATTCCAGTTTTACTAAAACAGAGTATCATCAATACGATATAATTTTACCAAGTTTAGATAAAATCAACATACGTACCATAGCCGATGCTAAACGTAATCGTGCTAAAAGATTAGGATTATTAGCATTTGCCGAAGCCCGGTCTACTGGAAATAAACTTATTAAATTACAGGAATGCATTCCTGATTATAAAACTATTTCTAAAACTGATATAATCATACGTATTATGACGTTTGATCATATTCCCTTGGCTCCGGGACGCAAAAAAACTACTAAGACTCGTGCAGATAGCCACGAAAAAGTAAATTTTCCCCCATTTCAACATTGGAAGTTTGATGAAAACGATGAATTAATCTGTGTAGGGAAAAGTCATTGGCGAGGTGGAATTAAAACTGGAAAATTTAGCAATAACCATGGCCGTATTACAGAAAATTTAGGTAAAATGTATATCAAACTCAGTGAACGTTACGCACAACGTAGCAACTGGCGTGGATATACTTACGTAGATGAAATGCGCGGACAAGCTATTCTACAATTAAGTCAAATTGGTTTGCAATTTGACGAAAGCAAAAGTGAAAACCCGTTTGCCTATTATACTGCGGCCGTGACAAACAGCTTTACTCGTATCCTAAATTTAGAAAAGAAAAGTCAAAATATTCGTGATGACCTATTAGAAGAAGCCGGATTAACACCCAGTTCAACAAGACAAAATCTTCATGAATTTGCCGAAGAAAGCGCTCGTCAGGCAGAGATATACAAAAATATTCGTATGCCTAAAAGTCAAGAAACTGCCGAAGAAGATTCTTCCGAAGGATCGGAGTAAGATTGACTTTAATCCAAAATGCATAAATAATTATATACATTTAGGATTAAAATATGTTTATCTATAAAATTACTGTCATACCGATTGATAAAGTTTACATAGGAATGGATACAAAGCCATCATACAAATT